TCTTATTAGGGTTCTGCAAGTCTTACCTCGAAACAGAAAAGACTTGCTTTTTTTATGTCAGTAGGGTATAATACTCATAATGGTCCCGTAGCTCAGCTGGATAGAGCAACAGACTTCTAATCTGTGGGTCAGACGTTCGAATCGTCTCGGGATCGCCATTTCTAAGGAGAACTAAAATGTCAAGACACGATCATTGGTTTTGGAACAGTTCTTTCGTTAATGTTGTCCATCAAAAACTACTAGTCCTAACTTCATATATCTGGAAAAAGCAGAACCACAACCATTGAGGATTATATAATGAAGAATGTTTTGATCGCTGCTATTGTTCTGTTCTCTACATCCGCAATGGCAGATTATAATGTTGTGATTAGTAAACGTCACCAGACTATGAGTATTTACGAGAATGGTCAACTCATGGATGTTTGGCCAGTCTCTACTGCCAGGAAGGGTTATTATACACCAACTGGGTCTTTTAGACCTTACGCTTATCAACTAATGCACTATTCTAAGAAGTACGACAATGCGCCTATGCCACATTCGATATTTTTTACAGGGGGTTATGCTATTCATGCTACTCCTCATATCGGCAATCTTGGTCGCCCTGCCTCCCATGGGTGCGTACGTCTTCATCCAACACATGCTTCAGAACTTTATACAATGACGAAAGGTGAACCTACCACTATCACAATCAAGGATTAGACACATGAAAAATTCCCGTTCTCCTTCGCTTTCACAGGTTTATATGTTAAAAACTGCTTTTGAATATGAACTTAATAATGTGTTAGCGTTTCAGGACAGACAGGAATTTTTCAGAGTCATAAACTATCTTAATGAAAGAGTAAATGAATTGAAGGAAGAAGAGAAAGAATGTTTAAAAATTCAATCTTCGTAGAAGAAGTTGAAAAACTCTGTAAAGATAAGAACATAGAATATATTGATGCAGTTGTTTTTTGGTGTGAAAAGAATAATCTAGAGATAGAAACTGCTGCTTATTGGATCAAAAAAGATCCTGTGATGAAATCTAAACTTCAGGTAGAAGCAGAAAATCTCAATATTCTGAAGAAAGGTGCACGCCTACCCATATAAATATCATAGAGTTCACTAGTGGAGGAATCCATGCTCGTAGAAACTATTGGCAAACCAGCTAATGTAACTTTAAACATGGTGAAATCTGCTGCAGAATTTTATGGAAATTATCTTTTAGGTGCAAAATTAAGTAAAAATGTTAACCTGACTATAAAATTTGAGAAATATCCCAGAGGATCTAATGATTACGCAGAGTGTATATGGAAGTATGCTAATCATTGTTCTAGAGATTTCGAGATAACAATAGACAGAAGACTGTGTCGCCGAGAAATGTTATTGGCGTTGGCACATGAGATGGTGCATTTAAAACAATATGCTAAAGGTGAACTGAAAGATTATGTGAAACCCGCACGTATGATAGGATGGATGGGTGAGAAATATCTAGAAGAAGAGATAGATTATTGGGAACAACCTTGGGAGATCGAAGCATACGGTCGAGAAAAAGGTTTGTATTTTAAATTTATGAATCACTGGAGGGGATACGAAAGTTGATATGTCAGCATTTGAAACTTATAAAGAATATGTTGCCCTCAAAAATCATTTTACTAAACCACATTATGATTATATCAAATACAATGGACATAGCAGAGTAAAAGCAGAATCTTTCAATAAACGTAAGGATAAGATATTTTTTGACAAACTTGCTAAACATCCTGACGTTCATGGTTTTCTTTTGGCTAATCTTAGTCATAATCCTAAGTATTGGATTCGTGATCTAGCATATTCCGAAGATGCTGAGCGACGTTATAAAGTTTGGTTGAATACCAAACAGTCGCTCACATACAATTTCAAAAAAGATTTCAAGAAAATAATAGAAGAACCGAAACAAGAAGGACACCCAGCAGCAATGAGACTGTATCTGGGTGGAGAGATTAGTTTAGAATCCCTTTGTATATTTGTTGATGTTGGTAAAATTATTGAGACATGGGATTCTAAACTAGAGTACGATCCAATCTGGGAAGATCTTAGATTAAAGGTCGTTAAATATACTCCTTTTATTCAGTATGATCACTCTAAGATAAAAAAACTTATGATTGACATTTTGGATGATTCAGGGTATACTAAATAATGTGGGCGTCATACGTTGCCCATACAACTGTAATACATCGAAATACGGAGAATACATATGGACTTTTCAAAACTCAAAGCAAGCTCAGGCAAGAAATCCCTCGAGACTCTAACTTCCGAAGTTAATAAGCTGACAGAAACTGGAGCAAAGACTTCAGATGATCGTTTTTGGACTCCTACTGTAGATAAAGCTGGTAATGGTTACGCAGTAATTCGTTTCCTTCCTGCTCCTGGTGAAGAGGATGTTCCTTTCGTTCGTCTGTTTGATCATGGTTTCCAGGGACCAGGTGGTTGGTATATTGAGAACTCTCTCACTACTATCGGTAAGACAGATCCTGTTTCTGAGTATAATACTAAACTCTGGAACAGTGGTATTGAAGCGAACAAGGAAATTGTTCGTAAGCAGAAGCGTCGTCTTCATTTCATCAGCAATATCTATGTTGTCAGCGATTCAGGTAATCCTGCTAATGAAGGTAAGGTTTTCCTATTCAAGTATGGTAAGAAGATCTTTGATAAACTGAAGGAAGCAATGGAACCGCAGTTTGCTGACGAAGAAGCAGTCAATCCATTTGATCTTTGGGAAGGTGCTAATTTCAAACTGAAGATTCGTAATGTCGAAGGATATCGTAATTATGATAAGTCAGAGTTTGATAAGGCAGGTCCTCTTCTTAAGGACGATAAGGCTCTAGAAAAGGTTTGGAAGAGTGAACATTCCCTGCAGGAATTTCTTGCTCCTACCAACTTCAAGTCCTACGAAGAACTTCAGGCACGTCTTGCTAAGGTTCTTGGTGAGAATACTTCTAGTGCAAAGACAACTGCTGAAGAAGTTGCTCCTTGGCAGGATGAGTCTCCTGCTCCTAAGTTCAAGGCGACTCATGCACCGAATTATTCTGGTGATGATTCAGAAGAAGATGATGAATCTTTAGAATTCTTTAAAAATCTTGCTAATTGATTAAAGGGGACTTCGGTCCCCTTTTTTTATTATCCATATTTGAGAGGATTAAATTCTCTGTATCCTCTGTACTCAATACCATGCATCCATTCAGGTGCTAACATTTTGTCTTCTGGTCTGTTATAGTCAGAAGCAATTGGCATACCTTCTCTTATATTTGCATTGTATAGGTTGTTATCTTCTTGAGCCTTTGAAACAGAATTCTGAGAAGCTTTTTCAGAATTTATTTGATTTTGTGCTTGATGTGCTACTGCTTCTTCGTTGAGTTGTTGCACATTCATCGATGATTGATTTGGCGCATTCACCATACTGGCATCTGATGCAGTTGATGGAGTCAATAATGCACCAGTATTCATTTGAGATAGATTTGTCGTTGCACCTGACAGATCTGCCAAACTAGCACCACCTGTTAAAGAAGAAATCCCAGAAGTCATTCCAGTTGCAGCAAGGCTTGTTGCTGCTGCTTGCAATCCTTCTAAACTAGCACCACCAGTTAAAGCAGAAATCGCTGCAGGTGAAATTTGTCCTGCTGGAGATTGCCCTCCGCCTAATCCTCCTGTGCCACTTGCACCTACTCCTCCTGCACCACCTGCACCTCCCATTGCTCCTGATGGCGGAGAACCAGGAGTTCCTGCTGATGCCCCAGGAGTATTTTTTGGTGTTACTTGACCAGCAGATGCAGGTCCTGAACCGCCTGGTCTTCTTATTGCTAATAATTCTCCACCTGACTGATTAATATTTCTTGTTGATACTGATACTTGCCCACCACTGTTTTGATCGGATTGGTTTCCTCCAATTATAGATATACTATCACCAGATACAGATTTAACAATTCCCACATGACCTTTATCACCACCTCTGTTGAAAACAGCAATATCACCTGGTTGGACATTTTTCATATCAGTGCCCATGTTACGATCCCAAACTGGAGCACCATAACTAAGGAAACTTTTAGCAAGGTCAGAACCTGTTCCTGGTAATCCCTGACTGCCTAATACACCATTAACAAAGGCAGCACACCATGGAGTTTTTTTGATGTCAATTTGATGATGGTTTTTACCAATGAATTGTTGTAATTCTTCTTGAGCATTACTTTCACTTTTACC